GTTAACAAACCTGTACCTAAAACATTAACTACGTCGCCATAGAATATGTTTTCTGCTAAACCAGTTCCAATAGGGTACATTCTAGTAGAACCCGCATATGGGGTACCACCTAAATGGTTTACGGCTCTAAGTCCGTAAGGGGCTGCTGTCGCTGCCATGATATTTCTCCTATTTATTTTCCCTTTCCGAATTTAGAATTGCTAGTCTCTTGACCTTCAGCAAACTTAGGCATACGTGGATCGTTTTGATTCATGTATTGTGCATCAACTGCTTCAGTCTGTTGCCTTGTTGCTTTATCAACATAAGCTTGACGTTGTTCCATTAATTCTTTAGGGATTTTACATAATAGCACACCACCAATCTCAATACCGTCTTTGTATTGTGAATTAGGATCTGCCGCTAATTGAATCTCTGGGTGTTCCGAATGTTTTACCGGTTCCCAGCCTTCACGCATTTTTGCAGAAACGTTCATGTTATCAGGCTCATTTAATAAAGAACTCCTAACCCATCTATAAGACCATCCAGCTTTCTGGATAAATTCTGGTAGCGAACTTGCTGGCTTCCATTCTTTAACCTTACTTTCTCTATTTTCCATTTCTCGGTCAGTTCTATTAATCTTTTTATTTGTTGCCTTATCCATGTGCATCTCCTAATTTTAATAATTCTCTAGCATAGTGTTCCGGTGTGAGATTTAGCTTTTTAGCTAAAGCCACTTGTGTTCTTGATAAGCGTACTTTCTTTGGCGCATTGCTGCGGGTTGCCGGTGCTACTATATTAGATGGTTTGCGTTGGGCTGGTTTTTCAGCGTCCGACGAGTTTCCCTCAAAATTCTCAGGGAAGCGTTTTTGCATCGTCTCATCTATACGAAGGTAATAATCTTCAGAGGCGGGGTTTATCCCACTCCTGACTAATCTTTCATGTACTCCTAGAGCTAAAGATGTCATTTCTTCGTCTTTACCGAACCAATCGTTTTCAATCTGCCATTCTGTGGCTCTTGAATCGGGTGCGGTTGCTTTAGGTTTTAAACTGTTTAAGTTACTTTGTACACTATTTTCTTGGGGTTGTCCATCATATTTATATTGGGGCTTAATATTCTGAGCAGAAGAAACATTATACTGGGCGCTGTTCATAGCTGCTTGTGCTTCCACTATCTGCTCGGTATCTCCAGAATCATAGGCTACTCTGTAATCTTTCTTAGCAGCCACTAAATCTGAATCATATTTACTCTTTAAAGTTTTTAAATAATCTTCTTCCCCGGAACTTAAAGTTTGCTTAAGCTCGTTGTTCTGTGTGTGTATTTTTTGGGCATAAGCAACAGCTTCATCGCGTTCTCTAGCAGAAGCTTCTTTAGCACGCCTTTCATCATGGTAGACTTTTTTAAGCTGGGCCATCCGTTGTTTAACACGATCAGAATAACCCTCTAATGTATCATTCTCAAGTTGCTCAACCATGTCTTCCGGCAGTGGCTCTTTTCCTTTATCAGCGGGAGGCGTATCATCTATCTCCTCAACGAAAAGTTCTTCCTGCTCTGGTTTTTCCGGAACTACACGTTCAACATCTGCTGTAGATTTTCCTGGCTTTTCTGGTTTTTCTTTAGCTTCTAAATCTACTTCTACTTCTTCAATAAGGTCTACTTCTTCATCAGGTATTTCATTTATAATTTCAGCCATGCTTGTCTCCTATGCGCGTTCGTATCCGCGGGGGTCATCGACCACTGCTTCTACGGTATCGTCGTTTATTATGCGGAATTCTTTTCCGTGAATTTTGATTCTAGTACCTGCGTAAGCACGAGTTATAACGAAGTCACCTTCTTTACACCACGGGCCTTCGGGAAATCTAGCTTTGTCTTTATAAGCTAAGTCACCTAACTGCATAACAAATAAACATACGGTTGCTGCTTCTTCTATATGTTTAACTGTATCTGATTTGATAAGACCACCCTCATATGTTTCCTCTGCTTCAGGAACAATACATAAAATACGATAGCCTTTAACGTCAGGTAGTTGAGTAGCTATTTTTTCAAGCGCCTCTTTCTCTGTGACATTTTTGCCTTTGGTAGTTTTAGTATTTTTAATTTTAATAGGAGCTCCAGATATGGAGACTATTTTATTGTCTGGGGTAGCAATGGTATCACTCATTTTTCCACCACGCTGTCCGTTGGAGTAGAGTCAAAATCTTCTTCTCCTTTTTCGTTGGCTCTAAGGGCCTCACCAATCATGTTTTGAACTATCATGTATCCCCGCACTTCTCCAGTAGCGGTTAAATAAGATTCAAATTTATCGGTTCCCCTGCCCATACTTTCTAGTAATTCTTTGCGTCTTTCCTCTACCTGGGTTGATAGAAGCATTAACGTTTCCTTAACCATATTATTCCTTTATATTTAGTTGAGTTTCATCCTTAAGTTTTGTGTCTTTTACCTTAGTCGCATTACGCGCCTTAGATTCTTTTTCCCGAAGCGCTATGTCTTTATTTTTTTGGACTACTTCTACGCCCATCTTAGCGCCTTCGAGTAATTCTTTTGCCTTAATTTGTTTATCCTCTGTTACTGCTTTAGCTCCAAGTTGAGCTCCTGCAATTTGTTCGTTAGACTCAATTCTAGCTTTTTCTAAAATCATATCTCGTTGAACATTAGTTGATAGTTTTTCTTGCTCTAACATTAACTTACCTTTATCAAGCTCAATATCAGCCATTGTTTTCTGTGCTTTCATTTGAGTTTCCTGTTTCTTAAGCTCAAGTTCAGCTTGTTGCATTTGAATCAATGGATCTTCTTGCGCTTGCTGAGCTTGTCTTTGTTGAGCATCAGATTTATTCTGTTGTAACAGTTTTTGTGCTGCATCAGCTGAAAGCCTAGCTACTTGGTTCTGAATATTTTCTGGCATTACTTCGTCTTCTTCTGGAAGTGGTACGCCGAGTTGTACTTCAATTTGTTTTCTATATTCAAAAGCTAAATGCTCTGCTAGATGAGCTTCCATCGCTGCCTGCATTTGAGGCGCTTTTGGATTCTGCCCTAGCATCTCACGGACAAGAGGGTCGTCTCTAAATGTAGCATGTACTGCAATGTGAGCTTTTTGATCCTGGAATAAAAATGCTTTAACTGGAGTTCCGTTCACCATATTCATATTCTCAGATACTGGGTCTAAAGGTTTAGCATCATCGTCTGTAGGAATAAGTTTAGGTATATTTTTAACCCCTAGCACTTCTAGCATTTGTTTATTAAGTTCTTTTAAGTCATAGATGTCAGGATTTTGTTGAGCCATTTGCATAACGGCTTGGTATTGCACAACCTTCTGCGCCATCGTTGCAGCATTAGGGTCAGCTACAGGTATAAGATTTACTTTGTTGTAGTCAGATTGTTTAGCGCCCGGAGTTCCTGTTGCTGGGTCATATTGATAATCTGGGTCAGTGTAATCTGCAATGATATTTTTAAGTAATAAGAACTCTTTTTTCATTGAGTAATAGATACGAGCATTAACTGCTGACATTACTTTCAATGTTCTTTCTAATATTGCAAGAGTAGAACCTACTGGAGAATTAGCTGACATATCAGATACTTTCATATCTGCAGCCGAGGCAAAGCGCCTACCTTCTTCAATAATCTTATCCATTAAACCTGCAAGCACTTGACTTGGCTCTTTATATGGTAGTGGCATTAAGTTGTCACGGAGTGTTCCAGACGGGGCGTCTACATCTCGCCATTCTGCTGGTCCAATTGGAGTATCATCACCTTTGATTCGTAAACCTCTAGCTTTAAATCCGCCGGGTAAGTTTGATAGTGTACCTGCATCAACTAATTGACGAAGCAACATAGTTCCTGATTTAGAGAACCCACCAATAAGATGAATTAATCCAAAGCAATAGAAACCAAATCCTGGGATGTAACCATAGTGAACAAAATGCTCACGACGTTTTTGTTGACTGTCTTCTTGTTTCCAATTACGGCGAACAGCTAATACTTCTTGTGTGCCTTTATCAATAGTTACAATATAAGGTAGAGCTATTCCTGTTTTACCATCTTTGTCTTCATCTTCATAACCTTCTAAATCAAGGTTAACATTCATCTCTAATATTTTATATCGATCATCATTAGTAGCATCGAATCCCATTTGTTCTGCAATCTTTTTCTCTACCTCATCTAAATCATATTCTGGCTCACCTAATTCTATGTCGCGATAGAATCCCATATGTTGTAAGGTGTGAATTTCTTGTTCGGTCTTACGCATAACATGAGTTACACGCTCAGCAGTTTCTAGATTAGATGCGCCATAAGGTACAACCATATCTTCAGCTGGAACAAATATAGATACTTGTCTTTCTAGTGCCGGGTCGTAATAAACTTTCTTAAATGCGTTACCTGCTAATCCTAAACCCCATAACATTCTTTCATGCTCAGGTCTATACTCTGGCATTTTATCCATGAGTTGGTAATTCATATTTTCTTGAACACGCTGAGATGCTTCAATACATTCGTCTGTTTCTTTACCAATAATAGATGTCTTTACCGGACCTGCAGCAGGGAAAGTTTCCATCATTGTTTCAGCTTGGAATTTAACAAGTGCTTCGGAGAGTAGTGGGTGGTAAACAGCGCATGCGCCTTCCCATGGTTCTGACCGCTGTTCTATTTTAAGTCCTAATAATTCTAAGCCATCAACATAAGTTTCTAGCCAGTCTTTTCTTGAATTAACGTCGTTACTAAAATCTTCTAATAAATCACTTGACAGCGTAGCCATGTATTTTTCATCAAGGTCTTCGGCTAAGTTTTTACTAAACTCTTCATCTTCCATAGCATCAGGATCAATGACTATTTCTGTATCACCAATACCAATAGTTACTTTTTCTGGGTCTTCTATTTCAATCTCAATAGCCTGTTCGTTTTCCGCCGCTTCATCTATTCCTACGGGAGCCGCATATAGTCCTTTATCTACATCTGCCATTATTTTTCCTTATATTATAGTACATATAACCTCTTATTTTTTCGACCTCTAAACATCTGAACGTCTTCTTCTTCGTCTAAAGGTAATCTTATAAATCCCCCTTGCCTAAAACGTGCTAACGCTAAAGTTGTAGCATCCACTAAGTCGTCGTTAGCCCCAGCGGGGAAGTCATTACACTCCTCAATAACCTCGTGCGCCCAACGTCTATCGGGCGCCCATACAACTCCTCCACTAAACAAATCAGACACAGCATTAACACGACTAGTCTTATCTTGCCCTTTTCCAGGCGTAAATTCTCCAACGGGGATGCCCATTCTTCTAAATTCTTGGTAAAGTGCTGCGCCATTTGACTTTTTTTCCACTATAAACGCATCAGGCTCCCAATCTCGATATTCTTCAAGGCATAATTGCTTTAATTCTGGAAATTCTAGTCGTTTTTTAATTGCATTAAGCAGTATTATAGCGTAGTTATTTGTTTCTTCGTTAAAAAATACGCCCCATGTGGTTAATGCGTTGTAATCAGCTCTAGTATGCGCTTCTTGAGCAGCATCTAGTGTCATTATTGTAAATTCACATTTTGGTGGATCTTCTTCTTCCCATATATTCCACCATTCTCTTTTAATGAGTGCCCCTTCTTCAGAAGTGGGGTTCTGCATGTATTGTGCATTCCAGTACCGTACATCAATTGCAGCACGTCTAGCTTGTAATTCCTCTACAGGCCAAAACTCTGGCCATAATGATACTTCTTCACCCTTTTTATTCTCTAATATAGCTGGAAACTCAACAACTTCCCAGTCATCTACATCATCGTTCTTAATCATCTGGTTAACTATCTGTCCTGTCAGGTCTAATTTAGACCATCTAGTCATTACAACAATAATAGCACCACCAGGCATAAGACGCTGAAGCGGGCCGGACTGAAACCATTCCCAAGCTGGTAAGAAGACATCCGATTTACCCAATTTTGCATCTTGCTCTGAATGGGGGTCGTCAATAATGAATAAGTCGGCACCCCTACCAGCCAAAGCACCGCCAACACCGATTGCGAAATATTCACCATTAAAGTTTGTG